TTTACTATGAATCAAAAAAGCATCACAGCCAGCATCGTTATACATTCTAGCTCTTTCCATTGCAACATCATGTCCATGTCCTTGAATTAAGGCTTCTGTTCTAGTAATTATAGCAAAATCTTTATCCAATCTTTTTTCTACTGCAGCTTTAATTTTACCGCACATAATCTCTGGTGTCTCTAAACTCTGCTTCATTCCATAAAAAGAACATCTCTTTGGAGAAGGATTATCTTCAAAACACATTGCAGAAGCCCCTGCCTTTTCATATTCTCTAACCATTCTAATTGTATTGATAGAACTTGGTCCGCCTTCATCTGCATCAACTAAAATAGGTATACTTATTCTGTCACTAATTTTACTGATTGTGTCAAAATAATCTGCAGTGTTTAGAATGTTTGCATCTGGTAATAGATTCCAAGCATGTGATTCGAAACTAGATACCCAAACACCATCATAACCAGCTCGTAAAGCTATTTCAGCTATCATAGCATTGTTTGCACCAATAACTATATTAGTTTTAGTACTGTCGTTTAATAACTCTTTAATCGTCTTCATCTTTAATTCCTCTGTTTTTATTTAATATAATAAATTTTTACGACATATAAAAATATTTTAGTCGTTATCTGCATATACTTTGTGTTCAAAATATACAGAGCCTTTGTCACCGAATTCACTACATAATGGATTCGACCATATTTTTTCAAAAAATGCGTATGACATAAATGTTCCTACATCATTGTAAATTTCGTGGTTTATTTCTTTTTCTGGATAAAATTGGCGAAATAGCCATTTATACATAATTTGATTATTTTCACCTAAAAATTCTTTTTTATGTTCTTGACCTATCATTGATATACAATCACCGCAATCACCTCGTCTTATTAGATTAGGATATTTAGACCTTATATGCAAACCCCATGCCTGCTTATATATACAAGTTGCTGATTTGTATTTAGATTCTACAAATCTATTTATATCACCTTCTTTTAACCCTACAAGGTCTCCGACAACCATAATTGTGTCTCCTTCTACAGAAAGAGCAGATTCAAATGTACTATATATTTTACCATCTTTAGGATAAAGTAATTTTACTCTGTCATTTATATGGTTTATTAGTTCGATATTTCTCTCATCAACAACAGCATATAACTTTGTGTTTTCAATTGTACATCTTTCAATTACTATATCAATAATTTTTCGACCTTTATATAATTCTAAATGTCTGTTTCTATTTGGTTTTGGTGGACCTGCTGCTAATATAACTATATTTTTCATATTACCTTTCGCTAATTTTCGATGTTCCAAATTGCCCATTTGGTCCTGCCATCACAGGATTTCCCCATTCTTTTATATGTGTCTTAAGCCATTCGTTTTCTAAGCTATCAAACCAATGTTCTTTATATGTCCATTGCTCTTTGACATCTAAGCTTCCACAAAAACCTTCTTTCTTAAATATACCAAACTGCCTATCAAGTATTATTGAATACCATTCGGTCTCATCATAGGCTGCAATTGAGCCTTTTATTTCAAAATCCCAAGGTGAATAACCATCTTCCAAATATTTTAATAAAAATTCTTTATTCCATAGCGAAAGTTGACAGTTTATTGAATAATTAGATTTCATTAGTACGTGCATATCGAAGTCGATATTTAATTCTGGGACATTTACAGTTGTTAATATTCTAGATTTGTAATGGCGATTTTCTTCTATTGCAAATCCATTCTCTTCTGCTACATCACATAGCTGAACCTTGCCAATTTGATGGTTTAGTTTTACAACCTTTATCAAATAGTTTATATAATCGTGGTTCATTTCCTTATAAAAGAATGTGTCTTCTGTGCCATATATAAAATATTCGGGAGCATTTTTTATAAAATATTTTCTTAAATCAGTTGACCATTCTTCAACAGGTCCTTGTGTCCCCATCGACTCAAATTTACAATTCTCTGTAAGCTCAAAGTCTGGCTTGTCATATCCTAATATAATAAGCTCGCTATTATCTGTAAATTTATTAAATAATTCTACAAAAACCTGAAGACATCTCATATGCTTATTGTTTGTAGAAACATAAAAAGGTACATTTAATTTTTTCATATTACAGTCTCCATTAGTGAAACGTCTACTCTGTCTTTTTCTTCACCTCTATATTCTTTTAGCTGCTTGATAATATCTAGTGATGCAACCTTTATATTTCCGTAATAAAAATGATTTTCTGGATTGTGTATAATATCATGATAAGATTTTTTATATATACCTACTCCGTATTTATTATGAGAATGTATATTGTCTGTGGGGTCTATAATCTCATGAGCGCAATCGTGAATATAATCTACATCAGCAGCTTCTCTCAATCCATATAAAGATAAAACTCCACTAGCTGTGATACAATAATCTTCGTGATTCAATCCATTTTTATCAATGTAGTCTTCATAATATTTTAATGAATTATAAAATTTAGGATAGTCTCTAAACTGAGAATTATTTAGAAAGTGAATACTATTTTTATTTAATAAACATCGAGAAAGTCTTAATGTTTCTTCGTAAGTATCGTTAATATGAACTGAATGATTTCCTATTCCATATATTTTTCTTATTCTTTCTTTTATATTTACTGCTAATGATTTGTCTTTTAGTTCTATTAAATACATTGTCATATCGCCATCGCTTGGAAAGCAATATCCCATCTTCTCTCTAAAACCTGCAAAATTATTATTTCTATTTCCAGCCCAAGGTTCTCCTTTATATAATTGAAACATATAATTCAGAGCCCCTTTTGTGTTAAAATTGATATGTTTTTTGTATGCAATATTACACGTCTGATTTAATATGCTCTCTAACTCTCTTCTATTACCTACTGCTGCAGGGAATATATTCACGACAAGTAAATCCTTATTGTTTCTTACCATTTCAAGTGCTGCAGCATCCATATAATCCTGATTAAGTCCTAGCTCTTGAAACATATTATAATCACATACTTTTTGACCGTCATTTATATTAACACCTTCTACTGTTTGCACCTCTATATCTAGCTTTGATGCAGCTGCAGTTCTATGAGAGCCATTAAGAAGATAATTTTCATTGTCAACAACAACTGGCGATTTATTCCAATCAAAGTTATTTGATTTCATATCATTATATATTTTAATAAAATCTAATTCAAATGCATCGTATGTATTTTTATTTGGATTATTATATTCCTTAAATCCATTCCATAACCTCAAGTGCTCTTTGTATATATCTTTACCAAATGTTGTATTTTTACCTAGCATATTAAGAAATATACTTTTTATAGGCAAATCAAATCGGCTCCAATTAAACAGATTCAATTTATTTTTTTGTAGATTTTTATAAGGTTTTTTATTTCTTATTTCACTTTCTAATCTTTGCTGTAAATTATGATTGACTTTGTGGTCGTTTATAGGATTTGTAAGATTATATACATACATTATATCGTCGATATATCTACTTTTGTTACCTGACATTTCTAACATTGGAAACATAAATGAAAGGTCCCAAGCCATAGGATAAAAATTACCTTCAGAATCTAATAAATCTTCTTTTTTAATCCTGTTCCATAAGTGATATTTGAATGTTCTTAGATGAGAAAAATACCATTCATTTTTTCTATATGAACCTTCGTTTATTATATTTTGAGGTGCTTGTCTTGCAAATTTACCTTTTGTATTTGAAGGATATTCTATATAGCTTCCGTATGTTATCCAACAATCATCGTTATTATATATAGAATTTAATCTTGTAAGTACATTGTCATTTTCAAACCAATCATCACCATCAAGCGTTACAATTATATCTTCTTCATCTGGCTTTGAATATTTTATACCATCGTATATATTTTTAAGAGCAAGAGCTTTTTCTTTATTCTCAATAAGCGTAAATCTAGAATCTTGTTTGATAGTTTTTTTAATTACTTCTACACTCTTGTCAGTAGATATATCATCTAATACTATACATTCGAAATTTTTATAATTCTGTGACATAACAGAGCCTAAACATCTATCAATCCACTTTTCTACATTATAAAGAGGTATAATAATCTTAAAATGATTTTCATTACCATAGTTTATCTTATGAAATTTTTGTTCTTCTGATATAAATGATTCTATAAAATCTTCTTTTGATTTTCTAATAAAATCTATAAGCTCTTTTCCTTTTAATTTAGGGAACCAACTTTCTGAAGTACAACCATTTTTATTGTTTGTTTTTATAGCACAGCCTAGCATTCTCGCCTCAACCAAAAATCTATTAAAAGTTTCAAGTACTCCTGGTAAAACCAAAACGCTTTTATATTTTGACATCTCTTTCATTAGCTCATTATAAGGAAGAGGTCCTACAACGTCATAGTCGATGTTGTTATTACTACAGTAGTCAATACATCCCTGCGTATTTTTTATCTTATTACTAGAACCTAAAATCATAGTTTTATCATTTTTTGGTGTACCGCAATAAGATTCTATTAAGTCAAGGTGCTCGTCAGACCATATACTTGTTGAAAGATTTACAACATTGTCCAATCCTAAATTCATTGCTACAACGTTACTATGTAAATATGATTGACAATAAACTCTTTTAGCTTTTTTATAGAATTCTGAATTTATTATTTTATATGAAGGTGCAATATAATTTTCATATCCTGAAACATCTCTATCTGTTACATATTTATGGTCATGTTCTACAATTGAATAATTTAGGTTGTTTTTTATATAATCTTTGTTGAAAGGTGAAAGAGATATAAAGTTGCCTATTAAATATTCTGCATCTTTATCTGATTTGCTTGCATCAAAATTTTCGCAATTTATTTTTTCTACGTTTACACCTTTTGCTTTTAACCCGTCTATTATCTCCTCATTAACAAGCTCACCCCCACCAAAAACTTGATTTACAAAAAAATCAGCTATAAAAATTACCTTCATTTACGTTCCCTTAATTTGTTGTTATTTTTCCTGGATTTCTATCTAGTGTATCTTCTATGTCTTGGTCAAACTTATAATCTATAAGTTGTACAAGTTGCATATTTTTTAGGAAAAGAGTTCTGTAACTATTATTATATAATCTTTCCATATTTACTGCAAGCCTTCCGTAATAAAATCTTTGTGAAGATTCTACCATTGTAAGTCTAGGTATAATTAAGCCTCTTTTTCTGAATCTAGGTAGCAACCTTATACCTGTTTCTCTTGCAAGGTCATTAAATCTCATATTACTAAATTCATTTAAGTTTAATACATGAACCTTCTGATAATAATCAGGGTTCAATATAAGGAACATATAATCTTTTGTCTCTCCTTTCTGATTTTTATATCTATTCTGAACAACCATACCTTTTTGTAACTGATGTTTTGGTATAATTACAGCAGACTGTTTGAATGTGAGATGTTGATTAAAAAAATTCATTATAAATTACCTAAACTAAACCCATTACATTTTTTTGCTGCATCCAAATAGTTATCAAAATTTTCTGCATTTGACATATCTAAATATGATTCAAAGTCTACATCAGCAGAATAGCTTTTCTTTTCTTCTTCAGTCAAAGGCTTAACTTTTGCATAACACCATACCATATCTTCACCAAATCCGTGAGGAAATATCATTTCTTTTGCAGTTCTTAATGTTGAAGGGTACCAATAAGATTCACCATCATCGTATCTATTACCTTTTACTACTCCTGGCATTCCTTCTTCGTATTTTTCTATATCAAAATCTGGATGCTTCTTATAGTTAAGTGGATATTCATTAGTATAAAATCCTGTACTTAAATCTATTTTTGATACACCATTCTTTTCATCGAACTCCTGCATTACCATCATTTTCTTTGTCTGTGGGCTTTCAATCCAATTCATATCGTTATTCATAAGTTTGCATCTCCTCAATTGCTGGAAGTTTAACGTCAAATGAAGGTAAAACAGAATTATCCATTATTTCTTCAAACTTCTTTGTCATTTCTTTCAGTGTAAAATTATCTTTTACATATTGCGTTTGTTTTCTCGATTTTTCATGATATTTTTTATACTGCTTATGTACATCTTTTAATATACCTGAAGCATATCCGTAGTCTACAGTAAACCACTCAGAATCTTTTAATATAACTTTATCCCAAACAACTGATTCATGAACCTTGTTTAATTTACCTGGAAGCATTATACCATAAGCAGATAAAAAGTCTATATGACCAGACCAATTTGAAGCTATTGTAGGTTTACCTGTAACGCTATATTCTAATAAAGGTCTACCAAATCCTTCACCTTTTGTAAACGATACCATAGCTTTTACTTTAGGATGGTTATATAATCCATTAAGCTCTTCTTTTGATAAGTCACCATGCAAGAAATATATACTAGGTAAATCACCTTGATGCTCTACATAACTTCTTACGGCTTTTATTTTCTTAATTATTTCTTCTCTTTCTCCAATTGAAAAACCTGCAGAAGAAGTTTTAAGTATTAAAGCTGGCATGTTTCTTTTTGATTTCCCTTTGAATGTTTCTAAGAAAACTCTAATTGTCATACCTACATCTTTTCTATCCTGTCCCATAACACCATTTAGCCAGTGGCCACAGAATAAAAAGCAAAAATCTTCTTTTATAGAATCTAAAGTTGATTTTATTGTACTAGGTATTTCTTTAGTCTTTTTGAAAAAGTCCATATCTAAACCTTCAAATAAAACCTCTACAGGTACTTCTAATTTTAATTCAGGTGCATTTGAATCTTCCTGTCCTGTTTGCGGGTTAATTGCTTTATATGTCGCAGTTTGAAATACATATTTTGCATGCTCTGAAGGTACTATAACTTTATCCATTCTATTGCAGCCTTGAATCCAAGTTGCATCGCAAAGAGTTGTTTCTATTCCTGCCGTAATTCCTATATTGTATTTTCCTACAGGTTGGAATTCATTTGGTACTGTAACTTGAATCCATATATCTGGCTGTTTTTCAGCCAAAAATTGTTGAGGATTTTTTATAATCAAAGAGCTTATATCTTTATCATCTTCGCCTAATGCGTCTTTAGGGCAACTACCCCAAATTTGGTCAAAAACATGAATATCAAATTTATTCATATCAATTAAACTTCGAATTAAATCTCTACTATGGTCTCCATAACCACTTCTGCTTGTTGATGGGCAGCTTATAACTAATCTTGGTTTCATTATCTTAATACTCCTGTTGGATAGACTTTATTTGTTTCGTCTAAATCTATAAGTTCATAATTTGCTTTAGGTTTGAAATTATCAAACGTAGTTTGAATTGCATTTAACATAGCCTCATTCATTCCATCTTCTGTAAATTTATTTTCGATAGCCCAATTCCTTCCTAGAATTCCTTTTCTAGTTCTTTCCATTTTTGATTGTCCATACCAATATTTTAATCCTGATGCAATATCATTTATTTCAGGTCTACTATCATAGATATATGGAGTTGGAGGTGAGCCTTGTAAACTTTGGTTCGGCCACAATGGATACGTCCATTCACCATGCTCTTTTGATATTTCACCTGTACTATTACTTGGAATCTCTGCTGTGAAGTGTTTAACAGATAATTCCTCGCCATCAACTTTGAATCCTAATTGGTCTTGTAAACCTCCAACAACAGTTGTAATTGTAGGTCTTGCAGCCATCATAGCTTCCATGTGACTTAAACCAAAGCCTTCTGCTGAAGATGGATTACAAACTACATCTGCAATATTATATAACCAATTCATTTGAACCGGTTGCAATTTCTGCGTACTAAATATAACATTCATTTTAGGATATAGCTTTTGTACCAATACAGGTAAATCAGTACCATTACTGTCAACTGGGTCTGTATGTAATATGATTGCTGTTTTCGATGCCTGCTCTTCTGTCATTTCTCTATTGAATTTTCCAAATGCAGATAGCAAATCAGAGGTACCTTTACGTCTTATATTCCTACTATTGAAAAACGCTATAAAGTCGTAAGTTTTTCCATGTAGTACTTCATTCTTAAATTTTTGAAATTCAGCATCTTCTCCTAATATAGGGAAAAATACATTTTCATTTATACCATGTTGCACATAAAACAGGTCTTTTCCTTCTACTCTTGGTTTTCTTTGGCAAACATGTTTGTTGATATTATATGTCTGCTTTGAAATAGCCATCAAGCCATCGCAAGATTCATAAGCATTTTCATTCCAATGTGGGAAAGGAAGGTCATCCCATATATTATAATACATGATAGGAATATTCTGTCTAATTTCGTGCTCCATTGCATATAGCCAATCCCAGAATCTTGGGTCAGTAAAATGCATAATACCATCAGGCTTTTCTATTGCCATAACTTCTCTTAATATAGCCTGATTTCCATATCCGTCTACAGGATAAAGTTTTATATAAGCATCATCGATTCCTAATATTTTATTTGTATCTTCAGATAAATCTGCAACCTTACCTTTTTCAGGATGTTTGATTGCACCTGCCATTTGTACCCAGTCAAATTGTTTAACTGTACCTAGTACAAAAGATTTTGACATTGTTCCGACACCAGAATGAATTCTTAAATCATCTGATAGTAATAGTATTTTCTTTTTTGCCATTTTCTATAACCTTTTCTTTTATTGTGTTTCTAAAACTCTTATTGTTAATAAACTCTTCGATTGATATATCAACCAATTGTCTAAATGTAATTTTTTCATCTATCGACATTTTCTTGAAATTATTCCAAGACTCCTCGTTAACCTTTACAGATGTTAATTTTTGCTTTGCCATAACTTATTCTCCATACAATATATAAATATATACTTATATATTTTTTTATGAAATAATTACGACTTTTTTATTCATTTTTTTAGCCTCTTTTATTGTATGTTCACTTCCAGCTGATTTATATCCTTTAGGTATAAATGCTATTAAACAATCTACATAATTAGCAAGCATTTTATTTCTATGAAAAAAGTTCTTAGGCTGATAAATTTTTCCATAGTAGTTTTCGTGCAATGCAGAATATAGGTTTTTAGGTGTATGCGCAGGATTGAATTCAATATAATTACATTCTAGTTCTATTGCATACTTTTTTGCAAATTTATCTGCCCCATCTAAACAACCTCCTGAAACTATTGTAATATCATTAAATCTATTTTTTAACGAAAATATAGTATCTTTTATTTTTCTGTAGTTCTGATATTCTCTACTTCCTATTATACCTATTTTCATATTGCAGCTGCCATTCTATTTTTTGGTGGACATAAGTCGTGTCGTTTTTTGAATGGACAATATGTACAACCTGTTTTGTATGCTGGATAATCACCTTCTTTGTTTTTCTTTCCATCAGCTGTAAATGAATTAGATATAAACTCTGTTAACAACTTGGTTGTTTTATTCATAGATGGCTTTCCTGCAGCTGGCTTATATTGCTGTATTCTTTTTTGTGGGAAGTCTAGGTTTTCATATAACTTACGTTTTACAATAAAGTATTCTACATCGATTAGACTTTCGTCAACACCGTATTGTTTTGAAAAATATCTTTTATATAACCTTAACTGGTCACCTTCTTGTTTTTTCTTCTTAGGTTTCCAACCCATATATGATGTTTTAATATCTATAATTTTTAACCTTTCACCTTCCTTTATAACAAGGTCTGCAAAACCCATAACCATAAGTTTATCATTGCCTTCGACATCATATAGAATTGGCATTTCTATACCTACCAATTCTGTATTTTTTTTAGAAAAATAAGCACCACGCTTGCGTTTGAAATAATCTATTATTGCAACACCGTCATGATAAAAGTCTTCCATCTCCTCCTTGCAACTAAAGTGTTTACCTTCATATTCCTCTACACGCAGTTTATATTCTGATGACATATTATCTGATAACATTTTATGTAAATCTAATTTGTCTGCAGATACTATTGATTCATTATACATTGTATGTATATATTTTTGAAGTACCTCGTGCATTGCAGTACCGAAAACCAAAAACATATTAGGCTCGAAATCTTTGATGCCGTCTAAGTAAGACAGTTTCCATTGAAGAGGACAGTTCTTATACATATTAAGTTGACTATAAGATATTGTCCTTTTACCCATTTTGCGGGCCTTTATAGCTAAATCTTTAGGTGTTTTTAGAATCATATTATACTACTAATATACGCAATTTTTCCGAGATAAAAAAATTATTTTACGACTTTTTTTTATTATTTTCAATTAACTTATCAAGGTATTGCTTTGCTTTAAGAAGGTCTTCGATACCATTTTTGTGCTTCCATCTTGTAACATATTTTATTATATTACCTTCAAAGAAATCGAGATTGTGAGAGCTTGCATATTCCCACATCTCAATTCCCTGAGTATAGTGCTTTGGATGTTTTACGTTATCCTTTGACATTATTGTTCTTTAGGTAAAAACTCTTGATTGATATGTCCACAATCAGTACATCTATATGTCTGCATTGGTACCAATGTATCTCTTCCCGTTGGAGCAAGCACTGCTGATAATTTCTTGAATAAAAATACAGATTGAAATGTTTGACAATCACATTTTTCACAAACAATATCTTCTAAATCATCTGGATTTAATTGTATTTGTTGCTGCTGATTCATATTATTCTGATTCATCTTAATCTCTTTTCCCATTTTACATTCCCATCATTCCTGACATTGGATTTGCTGGTTCTTCTTTATCATCTTTGATAGATGTGATTAAGCATTCTGTAATTAACATTGTACCAGCAACAGAAGCTGCTTTTTCTAGTGCAACTCTTGTTACCTTTGCAGGGTCAATAATTCCAGCTTCATACATATCTACTACTTCTTCTTTTCTAGCATCAAATCCACTATTTTCTTCTGCAGCTTCAACCTTATTCCAAACAACTTCTGGATTAAGACCTGCGTTATCCATAATTCTATTGAAAGGCGCTTTGCAAGCTTCTAAAACAATTTCAGCACCTGATTTTTGGTCATCGTTTTCACATTCAATATCATCTATCGAAATTTTATTTACAATAGTTCTAAGCGCAATACCTCCTCCTGGTAATACACCTTCGTCAACTGCAGCTCTTGTTGCTGCCAAAGCATCTTCTACTCTATCTTTCTTTTCTTTAAGTTCAATTTCAGATTCTGCACCTATCTTTATTAAGGCAACGCCTCCTGTAAGTTTACCTAGTCTAGCCTGCATCTTTTCAGTTTCGTAATTAGAGTCAGATTTATCTATCATTGCTTTAATCTCATCAATTCTAGAATTTATACTTTCTTCAGAACCACCACCATCTACAATTGTAGTATGTTTTTTATCACATGTTAGTGTTCTTGTAGTACCAAACCATGCAGGGTCAAATTTATCCATTGTCATACCTTTTTTAGGTGATATAACAGTAGCTCCTGTAAGAGATGCTATATCTTCAAGAATCAATTGTTTATCATCTCCATAACCTGGAGCTTTAATACAAGCACATTTCAAAGTACCCCTTGCATTGTTAACGATAATACCTGCTAAAGCCTCACCTTCAATATCTTCTGCAATAATAAAAAGAGGACGGTTTTGAGAGATACAGTATTCTAAACATTTAACAAGATTTTTTAGATTATTTAGCCTTGCCTCATAAATTAAGATTAAAGGATTCTCCATTTCAACCTGCATTTCTTGCTGGTTATTTATAAAATAAGGTGAAAGATACCCTTGTTCAAGTTGCATACCTTCAACTATTTCTAAAACGTCATCTGCAGTTCTTGAATCTTCAACAGTTATAACTCCTTGTGTTCCTACCTCTTCCATTGCATTGGCAATAATCTGTCCAATTTTTTCATCGTTATTTGCAGATATAGAACCTACTTGTTTAATCTCATCATTATCTTTTACAGTACTAGAAATTTTTCCAATATTAAGTACAATTTCACTTACAGCTTTATCAATACCTCTTTTCAAATCAATGTTATGAGCACCATTAGAAAGTCGTTTATACCCTTCTTTCAACATTGCGTGTGCCAATACAGTTGCTGTTGTTGTTCCATCACCAGCTTCTTCATTTACCTGGTTAGCTACATCTTTCACAATTTGTGCACCTGCGTTTTCAAGTTCGTCTTCAAGTTCAATTTCTTTTGCTACTGTAACACCATCTTTTGTCGATTGATATTCACCATATTTTTCAAATACCACATTTCTACCTTTAGGTCCTAGTGTTGCTGAGACAGCATTTGCTAGCTGTTCAACTCCTTTTAACATTTCACCTCGAGCTTCTGCTCCAAAATTTAATTTCTTTGCCATTTTATTATTTCTCCAAAATTGTTAGTATATCTACTTCTCTTACAATGTAATATTCTTCACCTTCAAATTCTACAATATTACCTACCTTAGGGTATACAATTTTATCACCTACTTTAACTTGCATTTCAGTACGCTTACCATTGTCTAACCATCTTCCTGGACCTACTGCTATAACCTCAGCATGTCTAGAACCTTCTTGTGTTGTATCAGGAATTATAACGCCACCTGATGTTTGGCCTTCATTTTCAATTTTCTTGACAACTACTTTGTCTGCTATCGGATTAAACATTAAATACTCTCCTTTTCTAATTGTAATTCATATTCTGATTTTGTACAGGTAACGCCTGTTTGTTCTTTTACTAATTCTGGTGTAGTACAAGACTGATTAAACGATGCAAATTCTGTATGTGATTTCCATCTTCCACAGCCTGCAAATAAGCAACCAAAAGCATTTGATAGATAATCAGCTTTTGCATATTCGCATTTCTTTGTTACGTCACACATAGGCTTGAATCCATTTGCCAAATCAATTCCTGCGTCTATCATTTTCTGTCTTAATAGCCAGTGCAAGCCTACAATAAATTCCTCTTCACAAAACTGCAATCGTCTTGCCATCTGTCCTCGTAATGAACCTATATTTTGTTCTACAACGTAGCTACATTCTCTTGACATTAAATTAAGTGATGACATTTCTATTTGAGAAAACACCTCATCATTTTCATTTCTTAAATCTTCAAGTTCTTGTAATGTATCAATAACCTCTTTCTTGAATGAAGGGTCTTTCTCCATTGTTTCCCAAACCTGTGTATATACAACATAGTTAGGCTTTTCACTAACTTTATAATCCTTAAATTTTATACCTACTCTAGCTCTTGAATGCTGGTCATATTGACATACAGGTGTTCCTGTAATTTTATATGTTATCATTTGAGAATCTGGATTCCAACTAAGTATTTCTACATCCAAACATTCTATACCTTTTTTTATATTAACTTTATTCATCTGTAAACAACTTTTTATCTGATTCGCTTAAATTTTCGTATTTTATATTTTTAATATATTCCAAAACTTCTTCTGTATCATTATGTATTACACTAAGATACTCTCCTATCAAAGGAAATTTTTCAGCAACTGCATCAACAACTTTTTTATATAATTCACTCATTGCCCATTCTTTATTGTCAACATTATCAAATTTTCCTGATGCGTTAAACCCTCTCATACTTACAAGTGACAATAGATTTTGGCCAAAATGATATGAGTGTTGATAGCTTTGAGGTAAAAAAGACCTTGCTGATTGCCATGATGCTTGGTCTGTTTTTAGAGCAGATGAATAAAGAGATTTAAGTCGCTTCATTACATTTTTATGTTTCTCAGGTAACTCATCTAATGTAACAATATCGACATCTGACTTATTATTATCTCGACATCCTATACTCATAAAACTTGTGAAAGGTATTTGTGTGTGGTAGTCAAATAACCATCTTGGTACACCTCTAACTCTAAATATAAACTGTACCATCTCTCGTGCCTGAGGTAAAGTATTATGAGTTAGTACTGCCTTTACAACTTCAAGCTTTCCTTCAGGAGATGTAATTGGCCATTTTCTCTTAAATTCATTATCACCCCAAGTAGAAGTACTAGTCACAAACATAGACTTATAAGGGTTTGACATGTGGTCTTCTAATGTAACCTCAACCTCATCTTGTAATAATTTGAATTCTGTTTTTAATAACGGTTGTTCCTCAGGTAATGTTCCCATTACAATTCTCAGGTTTTCAACCACGTCATAACTTAATTTTTCCATATTTCGTAACCTTTTTTATATAATATAAATATAACAAATCTTTCCGACATAGTGAAATTATATCAACTTTTTTATCGAAGAGTTTTTACTTTTTGTAAAACCAAATTTGTTTTTAGATGCAGGTATCAATACGAATTCACCTTCAGACAAACCTGCAATATCTCTTGTATTGAATATTGTTATATACAATTGTTTTTGGTCATCTTCTAAAGCTATTTTATAGAATTCTCTACCTGTTTTCTTAGATTTTTTAATAATAATTTTGTTAATAATTCCATATAATTGAAACTGTCCTTTTTCTGTTTCGTCTGGAATTTGTTTAGGACTTGTCAATTGTGCTATAATATCTGGTGCGTGGTCATAGAAAAACTCTTTATATTTTGCAAAAGGATGTTCATTGAAATAAAAGTCAAAGTATTTCTTTTCCCATTCAAACTTCTGTGTCTTATCCCAATCCTTTTCACCAACAGTATCTTCCATTATTTGGTCAATAATACCTTGAATTGTCTGAGATTTCTTTTTGTTTCTACATGCATTGATTATATCCTCAAGAACTCTTGAATTTTTCATGATTCCTTTGAAATATCCTAACCTGCATAAAGGTTCGTATGTACGTTTTGTAATTTTATTGTCAAGAATAAAGTCAACAAGCTCTGTTAATGTATTGACACCGCCGGGTTTTACAGAATTTATAATTGCAGCATCCTTATCTGGTATACCTTTTACAAGATTAAGACCAAACTTTATTGATTTATTGTCATAATCTATTTCAAAACTATTACCTGTCTGACCTATTTCAAATTCATTAAACTTTATACCTTTCTTTTTAATTTGTTTTACAAACCAACTTAATTCTGCATTTGTTGAGTGGTTAAGAAGAGCAGTATAATATTCATAAGGAAAATGTACCTTTTGCCACATTGATATATAAGCATTCATTGCGTATGCCAAAGAGTGAGATTTATTAAATGAATATTCTGAATATTTACCTAGCACATCAAGTAGTTCATCTATATCTCTATCCTTCATACCATTTGCTTTGGCACCTTTTTTGAATCTATCAAGCATATCATAAAAATTATCCTTTTTGTCTTGATTACCTTTATGAAGTAGCTTTAATATTTTCCTACCACCATCTGCTTCAGCAAGTGTAAAGCCGCCAATCTTTTGTAGAATAAACATAATCTGCTCTTGAAATATAGGTACGCCAAATGATTCACCAAGTATATCCCATAGCATTGGAGATTTTTGGTCTAGCAAAAATTTTGCCTCTTCCGGATTTTCGCGGTTTTTAATATATTCGTCAATTCCTCCTGCCTGGATTATGGCGGGCCTAAACATTGCGTTAATAGAAGATAAGTCAACAATACTTTTAGGTTTAATTGTTCTAATTAAATTTATCATATTGTCCGAACCGAATTGAAAGATATCCTTACAGTTACCTGTTTCGAACTCATCATATACCTTTTTGTCATCGAAATTAGATTTCAGAATTCTTTGTTCTAAATCAGATTCACCATGCTTTTTCTCAATCAATTTGAATGTATCGTTAATAACAGACGCGGCCTTAAGTCCAAGAATATCCAACTTGCAATATCCAAGTTCACTAACCTCACGTTCATCACCACCTTCTTGTACACCTGTAACAGTCTCACCTTTAAGTCGCAGTAAAGGTATTTCTGAACAATTCAAATCTTTATTACTTACCAAAATACCTGATGCATGCCTACCTGTTTGCCTAACCATACCTACCATTTTAGGTGCAATTTTTAAGAATAATTCTTTATTGTCCTTGATAAACTGCATTAAATCCTTTTCGCCTTTTTTCTGCGCAATGTTAAATGCATTTTTCATTTCAAAATCTATAGGTGAATTAGGGTCATCACTAAAATATCCTGTAAGTTTATTTGATAATACAAAGTCTAGCTCATGTATTCTACATAAATCCTTTACTGTAGTTTTGGCACCAAATTTACCAAAGTTTGCAATATGACAGACACGCTGTTTACCAAACTTGTCCTTTAGATAATCCTCACATTTCTTTTGAGTATCAGAATCTATATCTAAATCAACATCGGCAGGGTCAATACGAGCAGGATTCAAGAATCGTTCAAAAATTAGATTATGTCTTATTGGGTCAATTTTTGTAATATCTAATACAAATAATACAAGAGAGCCACCAGCAGAACCACGACCTGCACCAGTTGCACCGCCTACCTTATATACAAAGTTATTAAGTAAGTCATCTAAAATTAAGAAATAGTCTATAAAACCTTTTGATTTAATAATATCCAATTCATATTTAAGTCTGTCTGTATATTCTTTATTGTTGTCCGGAAGTAAACCGTTTTGTATTTTTTCAACCCATTTTACTTTTAACTTTGACATAAATTCAGATTCGCTTAATGACTTGTCCTCATGATACTTTGGAAAATTATCTGGATATTTAGGCATTTCTATTTTTACCTTGTCATTTATTTCAAAAGTAGAATCAATTGATAATTCAAGGAATTTTTTATCCATACCATATTTTTCTGCCTCTGCATAAATCTCATCTATTTGTTTTATGTATAATGAATGTACAGTATAAAACCAGTCCTGTGGTGTATATGACTTAACAGTTTCACGTTGACGTATTACATAAAGTAGATATTGTATATACCAATCATCTTTATTTGCATAATGATAGTCAAGTGCAAATACAGGTTTGATTCCTGTTTTTTCATAAACCTTTTTATAGAAATTATTACATTTCATTTGAATATCCAAATTGTTTAACTGAACCTCCAAATAAAAATCATCACCAAACTTATCTCGATATTTTTTAATTAACTCTAATGCCTCGACCTCTTTACCTGCCAAAACAAGCTGATTCCATTTTGACTGTAAACAGCCTGTTGTAATTATGTTATTTTCATTAAGTCCATTATACACTCTTTCCATACTTGAAAGAGGCTTTCTATAATAATTGTCAAAACCTTCATTAGATATATTAAGAAGATTTTTTACACCTTCATAATTTTTTGCATATACTAGTGTGTGATTATTTGCTGCATCTGTTTTATCCAAATGTTCGCCTGCATCACCTATTACATCTGCAGTACCTCTTTTTAATTCAAGGAACTTTTCATTGTCTGAATGATATAAGTCATTTGTATATAATTCGCAACCTACAATAGGATTTATTCCAGTCTCCACTGCATGGTTGTAGAATTTATAGAAGGACGACATATTACCATGTTCGGTTAATGATATACCGGGAGCACCAACCTCTTTTGCACGCGTCATTATATCTTCTATCTTCGTAACACCATCCCCTTGAGAATAAGTGGAATGTCCATGCAGTGGAATATAACTGGTGAATTTCTTACCTTGTTTGTATTTTAATTTGTAGTCGCACTTTACACACATATTTTATCTTTTTTATTATATACTATAATATAGGCAATTTTTCCGACATATGAAAGGATTTTTAGCAAAAGTTATTAACAAGATATGTTAAAGGTTTTTCGCCATCTTCCATAAATCTATGTAGTGATGTAATATGAACATATATTTTACCAAAATCGTTTTCAGGAAATTGTATTAGCAATGCACACATAATCATCATATATGTTTGATTATCATAAGAAAAATTCTTATCGAAATTTTGACTTCTTACAAATATATGTAAATCTATTTTATTGTTTCTAGATATTGCCTGTATTGTAGAAAGACATGCTGCAAGTGTATCGTCATCTTGATATTTTTTATGAAGCACACATTGTCTAGATTCAATACCTTTTTCAATACATAGGCTAACCATACCTTTAATAAGCTCTTTTCTTTCGGTTTCATCTGCCTCAAGTGCTGGAGGTATTGGTGTATTCATATATTCGGTTATAACCTCAATATCATAGTTGAAATTATATATTTCTCTATACGTGGAAGAGTCTTGTTTTTCTAACAGACTCATTATTTTCTTTACTATTTCCTTCATAATGCTCGACTATTGATTTATATGTTTTTTCTATACCTTCTTTATTGTTATATGCCGATACCGGTAACTGATAATGTTGGAATAATTTATAAAAATTCTTTGATATTCCATTGTGTCTTTCAAGATAATCACCTTCAGGTATTACGTTTATATGCTTTGATAAATCATCGCAGCCTGTAACTTCTTCTATAAGATGTAAATATTCTGCAAACGGTATAGGTGCATCTTTACTTATAATAAAATCATAGCCCCAACCATTATCCATAAGAAGTAATTCTAAAAACATATCTGCAAAATATTCATATCTCATATAGTCTTTTTCAATACCGGGATTCAATAGCACATCAAGCTTTCCATCTTTGTTAAGAGGTGACAGAGTATATTGTATGTTATTCATATCGCAATAAACTTTTTCTGTAATTTTTCTAATCATAGAAGAGTTATCAAATGGTGCATCGCCATAAATAAACACAGGTTTTATTACCATACATTTTTCAAAATCTATAGATTGTTTTGTGGCTAGCTCTCCAGAATATTTAGAAAGACCATAAAGTGTTTTAGGGTCTATTGAAGCAGTTTCGTCAAACACACCATTATCTTTCATATACTCATCAGGGTCAAACACAGCTGTTGTAGAAAAATAAATCATCTTACAGCCTACTGCATTTGCTACATCAATTAAATATTGTGTGCTAATAATATTTGAGTTGACTGCCTCGTAAGAAAAGTCATCACATTTATCTGTATTTACATAGGCAGCTGTATGTATAATAATATCATCTTTTGTTAACCTGTCTTGTACTTTATTTAGAGCATCTCTATCTGTAACATCTACCTCCTTAGCCTTTACAAGCTTTCCATTCAGATAACTAAATTCATTTGTATATTCTGCAATGTCTGAGTTATCCATAACTTCAAATCTATCTTGACCTGATTGTTCTAATGCCTTTATTATTGAAGTGGCTAGCATACCACTTTCGCCTGTGATAAATAATTTTCTCATAATTCCCTTTGTATTTTATTTGCTGATTGTTTTATTGTATCTTTTGTAGTATCTACTCTAATTACTTCTATATCATATTGTTCTTCAGCTTCTTTAAGTACATCATAAAAAACTCGTCTATGCTCTTTCCAATCTTTGATGTCCAAATCTTTTTCATCGTGTTTTATAAATCTTTCTTTTACCAATTCATAAGAACAGTCTATAAAATAAAATTCTTCACCTCGAACAATTGCTTCTGCCCATGACATAAAAAATACTTTTTCATTTATTTTTCTATTGTATAACCTTGAATATACTATTTGTGATAAAAAAGACCTAATATAAACCAATGTATTACCTTTTCCATTTTTAACAACTTGCCTTCTTATAGAATCTTTTCCTGTCTTATCCGGACCATCAATATGTAATATTCTTACTAGCGCCATTTTCCTTTACTCATTAGGTTCATCATTACTGTAATAAATTGTAGTTGTGCAGATTCTACTCTACCAAAAATCAATGTTTTTTCATATTTTAACTTGCCGGTAACTTGGTGCCTATCAAATTCACTGTCAGCAAGTCTAGATACATTAGATATATCTCTAAATTCTTCTGTCAATTCTATTGGAATACACACGACAACTTCATCACCTTCTTCGTCATTAAGATGGTAGCTCCATATATCATTGACTTTAGATTTTGTTTTTATTTTATCTTTTACAAGACCTTCCCAAAATGTTATTTCTTGCTTTGCAGCAGGGTTCTCATAAAAACAAAGTGTTAATTTTACTATATTTGTAAACGATATTTTAATTTCCTGTTGAGCCAAAGCCTCCCTCTCCTCTACTTGTTTCTGTTAATTCTTCTACCTCTACACAATTAAAGTTAGGTACAGGCATTATAATAAGCTGGCCTACCCTATCACCTTCTTTATATCTTCCACCAATAGGACCATTTAATTCCTTAAATCTAAGTTTTACTGGACCTCTATATCCAGAGTCAACAACGCCTACACAATTTGCAAGCACCAAATTTGTTTTCGATACAGAGCTTCTCGGAAATAAAAATCCGACATGGCCTTCAGGTATTTCCATAGCCAATCCTGTATCATATTCTACATAAGTTTCTGTTGTTTTCCAACCTACACATGTTAAATCCATACCTGCATCGCCTTGTTTAGCGTATGATGGTATTACTGCTTTATCGTGTAATTTCTTTATTCGTATCTGCATTGTAAACTATCTCCAATATATTTCCGTTAATTATTTGTATGCCTTCATTTAATTTTTTATTCAAGGTTTCATGTGTATATAAACCTAGATTCTTTTTTAAGAAAACCTTAAATCCACTATCGTGTAATTTATTTGCATTGCCAATATCATCATCTAAACAAAATGCAACTTGTTCAGGTTCGAAATTATTGATAATATATTTTTCTTTTTCTTCATCAAATACAATTGCATCATAGCAAATGTCATTTTCCTTTAACCATCTTAGAGTATCAGAATATATTCTAAAGTATTTTTTATATGGTCTTGCTGTAAGTAATACAACATTATAATTTTTACAAGTCTCTTGCATAAAAGTCCTTGCGCCGTGTAATACATCAAGCTTGCCTTTTATGCCACATGTTCTATATTCAGATTTTATTCTGTATTGTTCCTTTTTATTAACCTGACTTTTGAATTGAGCAAGAGAATCATATCCTGCCCATTTCAAAAATCCACCTGGCCAGTCTGCAAGAACACCATCGATATCTATAAAAGCTATTTTCTTATCTGAAGCTTTAATTTTAGCCATTACTTCTTCCTGATTAAATTTAGCTTCCACAACTTTTGATTTATCTACAAATTTTTCATATAAATCATTTACGTCAAATCCATTAAGCTGTACAATTCCAAATAGATATTTTAATACGTCAACGCATTCTTCTAATACATTGTCATTTATATCTTCAGTATTTTTAGATGTATGCATTTTCCAATCAATCTCATCTAATACTTCATACACCTCTTTAGACAGCGCCAGAACGTACTCTTTGTTCCACTTTACTTTAAGCTCCTTGTTATTAAGGACTTCATTTACGGTTAAACCTTGTTTTTCGAAAAACTTTTCGGTAAACTGTTTTTGTATTTCAAATATTTCTTTTAATTTATCCATGACTTCACTTTATCTAAAACTTCATTTGCTTTTACTTGATGGTCCCATTCTGCAAATCTTCCTAGCATTTTGATTCCATCTATTGTTTCAAATCTTAAACTTTCTTTTATTTGTATTGGAAGATTTTCAAACTTCATAAGTATTTTATTGCCTTGAATATGAGTACCTTCTATAGGATTTACTGATTCATATACAATATAATCTCTAAAAAATGTTTGACGTGTCCAATCAGTACCTATAGAATATACATAATCAAACCAAAGAGATGGGTGTGTTTTTTCAGACATCATAACTGATATGTCATCTTTATATTCTGCCTTGTAAAAACATTTAGGTGACGTTGATAGGTCATGAGGCATGTCTTTCATATTAGGACATAATTTTTTTAACAGATTAACATTAAGTGTAGATATTAAGTTCCAGTACTCCAACACATCTCCGTTTTCAAGATGCATTTTTCTTCCAAATACATCGATATTTTCTACGCTTGTTTCTATTAACTGACCTCTGTCTTTAATTATTTTTAATAAACTTTCAAATAAAAATTTGTAGCTATCTTCTCCATAGTCTGCAATTTCTATATGTTTGATTTCTGTCATACCTTCTGACATAAAACTTGATTCGGATTTATTCTTACCTCTAGTTTTCATTGCATAATTTGCTTTGAAGTTTTTAGAAGGAGTGTCAGTAACATTTCCGTCTTCATGAAAACCTATTACGGCAATCTCTTCCTTTAATTCTAAGTCAGGACATATAGATTTTACAAACTCTTTCATATTTTCTGTTGCTTGTAACAATCTTGGTCCTGGTATAAAAGGCAAGTTTAATTGACCTAAAGGCTTTTTGTCTATTACCTTAAAATCATCAAAGTAATACGCTGCAATAAGACCTGCAGGTCCTGCACCTAAAATATAATTTTCTGCTTTCATTTTGTAACCTCTTTATTTAGTACTAATATAACAAATTTTTTTGACATATAAAAATTTATTTCAACCAATTTTTCATTTCTTTATCAGACGGCCATCTTGTAGGTAAATTACATTTTTTACAAACCCATCTCATAATATAACCTTTTGTAAATTTTATTTCTTGTTCTTTATGTATACAGCTATTTTGAATTTCCTTTATTTCCTTCTTTAGCTTTTGAATTTTTTCGTTTAATTTGGATACGTCCATCGGAGTACTCCTTGTTATTTTTGTTTACCAAAAATTCTTTGTAGTATAACTCCTCTATCCAGTTATTGTATTTCACAAGAACCTCCTGCGCAAGCCAATTCACCTGATAAATTTGTGTTGTCTTCTATTTCAACAACATTGGACAAGTCAACTTCAGCAAGTGACTTCATCATTTCTTCATATTTTTCTTTTGTAATATCTTCAAACGGTGCTTGTGTATATGTACCACCATCATAAGGTAATACGGACAAGCCATTATAATGATTTCTATTAGTCCACATCCATTCACCAGCCAATTCCCACTCGTCTTGTTTTAATGATATTGTAGCCGAGACATTATGAGTATTCGAACCTGCTCTGTGACCTGGAGTTACCCATTCGGTTGCAACCTTTTTAACTCTTTCCAATGTATTGAAAGGAGATTCTGTTCTTAAAATAGAACCTTCAGGTGCTTTTTGAGGGACTTGGATTACTGCTGTATCATGTGGTCTGAAGTATTCGTCTTCAACTAAATCTGGATGGTTTTCTTTTAGGTAATTATATATTGACTCGTTTTTACCAACTCGTATACGTCTAATATAATAATCATTATGCCATGCGTGTATACCTGAACTTGTACCTAAAACTAGACTTGTAGTACCTGCAGGTTTTACAGTTGTAGTTCTTGCAGATTTATTGATTCCTATAATTTTAGCAACTCGAGTATTTTCTCTTTTAACTAAACTAGCAGCTTTTTTCATATCGTATCCAAGTACCACACCTGAGCCTATACCTGTCATTGAAACGCCAATCAGTGCATCTTTTTCTGTAGTCTCTTTCCATACATCTCTAAGATAATGGAAGTCTGTATATCCAGCCTGTAGTGTACCAATAAATGCAGCTGCTTTTACTCTTTCATTCAGGTCATCTTGGTCTTCTATATTACTTACATTTACTTCACAAAGATTACAAAATTGATTTGGTCTTAAAGCTATTTCGCAGCAAGGGTTTGTTCCCCAATCTTTATCATTGTTTAGATATATACCAGGTTCACCTGCACCAGACAGTTCTACTCTTTTCCATAAATCCATAAAAAAGTCTTTAGTAATTTTATGACGCATTAAACAAGCTGAATTATTAGCACGTCCACGTTGCGGGTTTGTTTCCCACCAGTTACCTGATTTACAAGCAATCATTTCATCGTCATCAGCATTGAACAAACTAATAAGTGCTGCACGTCTAATACCACCAGCTAACACTGCATCTGCAATGTGGCAGACAATGTCGTGAGCTTCTAATGTCGTAAGTCTATCACCAGTTTCTTTGGTATCTAAGATACCTTTAACTTTTAATATACATTCTTTAAGTGGTTGAGGACCTGGTGCTTTACCACCTGACGTTACTAACATAGCTCCTTTAGGTCTAACATCTGAATAATCAAATTCAATTCTACTTCCTCCACCATTCATATATGACTTCATAAGAACCTTTACTGCATCGGCCCAACCTTCAATAGAATCACCAATTAAAAATCTACGCTTTCTTTTTGGATATGGTTTTTGAATCATTGGCAACTTGTTTACGTGATGTCGTTGTACAGAATAACCTACACCAGTACCACCTAATAATAAAAACATTGTTTCACTAAAAGCATCTACTGAATCAATAGGAAGATAAGCGCAATTGTAAATTCTGTTTGGAGATATCTCAATTGGCTTACCACCAAATT